ACTAAAACTACCAAGACTAAACCTACTGCAAAGCGTGGTTCAATTCCTGCTAAGCCCGGAAAAGGCGGCAAGCCCTAATGAAAACTAAATTTAAATGTGCATGTGGTACTACTACCAGATATACAGATAAAGATGCTCAGAAATTAGTAACTCAAAATATTCCAAAGGATAAGCGTGGACCTAGACTTAATAAAAAAAGAAATTGAAAACTGGATTTTTAATTACTTAGACATACCTTCTGCGTTTTATATGGATAATAAACCCTGTCCATTTGCAGCCAAGGCTTGGCGTGATAACCAAGTCAAGGTTATAATGGGAGATAAATCTACGGTCCGTCAACAGGTGTACCATTGGGATGACAGTTATCAATTGGTAATTGTTGTCTTTGATCCTGATGATTGGTCTAATGCTGATTATTGGGCAGAAAGGTACAATGACCGAATCCAAGATAAAGATCTGTATGTTATGGTATTTGAACCGGGAGAGGAAGCAGATGATCCCGCGTTAAATCCTGAGGATTATGGTCAAGTGGTTGAGTATGAATACGGTATGGCTATTATTCAACGACTAGACGAGTTAAATAAATTTTCAAAGTTTTTAGAAAGTCAGAATTATTACAAAAATTGTTCTGAAGATTTTATGAATTATGTCAACAAAAGGAGAACGGCATGAGAGGAAAAGGCAAGAAGAAAGCTATGGGCATGAAGAAAAAGGCAAAGGGAAAGAACTTTGCTGACACCGCTTTCGGTAAGAAAGTAATGAAGAAAAAACAAACTAGAGCAAAGAAAAAGGGATAATTAAATGGCAAGTACTATTTCGGCGGCAACGCTTACGGTTACGCACACTGAAGCTCTTACGCTGAATGGTGTTGACCGTGGTGTTACTAACACATTGACTATTGCTTCTGTTAACGAAGTTGATCACCGCATTGTGACAGTGGATACTTCTGCAGACAGAACTCTTGTGTCTTTGGCTTCTACTGTGGGAGCTGGAGCCTTTGTTAATTCTAGTGTTAAGTATATTAGAGTTACAAACAAGGATGATACTAATTATGTCACGCTTGGTTTAGAGTGTGGATCAGATGACTCAGCATATATTAAGTTAGAAGCTGGTCAAACTTTTGTTATCTATAATGATAACGTGCAATTTGCAGCAGCAAATGTTGCTCATGGTTCTGTAGTTTTTGATGCTTTGGAAAGCATTACTGCTAAAGCTAACACGGGTAACGTTGATCTTGAATTGTTTGTTGCTAGTACCTAATAGGAGATTATTATGGTAGATTTTATTATTGGATCATGGGGCTTTATCTTGTCCCATGTGCTTGTGTTTGCAGCAGGTGCTTGGATGGGTAAGCCATTGTTTAGTTGGCTTAACGCTAAGTTACCATGGACTGCAAAGTAATTCTGAAGGCGTGCGCGTGGCTCTGCCTTCTTGGGGGTTGTAAAACAACCTCTTTGTTTAAAGATAAGGAAGTTATTAAAGAACCAGTACCCAGTATAGTTCAACCACTCTCAACTGATTACAGTTATTTAGGAGGTGGTCTTGTGGGTTTGGCTATACTTTGCGTAGGGTATATATGGTTCTCTGAATATAAGAAGGCTGAAGCCAAAGGAGATTGATTATGGGAGCTATTACTAATTATTCAAGTCCAAGCAATGTGACTATTGATCCAGAAGATTACGATACCGTTGCAACTACTACGTTTGCCTCAGGTGCTAGCAGCACGTTTGCTACTGGTACTGATGGGTGGACTTCGGCTGCAATTACTATGGATGTTTCTATGGATTACGACCAAGAGTTTATTGCCACCAATGATGCACACCCTGATGGTAATGCAGGTGATTTAACTGTGAATGTTGTCTTTACTGAAGATGATGGCACGGTGTCTCGAGTGGAGATTGAGCATGGTGATGCTGCTGAAGCTATTACTGCTAATGCTACTGGAGCTGTTCTCGGAGCTACGGGTAATCACACTATTGGATTTGAAGTTACTGGTCTTGAAGAGGGCTGTGAGTTAACTATTACTTATGATATTAACAACGGTTCTAATAATGTTGATGGTAAAACTATTGTGTTTACTGTTAACAGCGTGACCGGATTAAATGATTGTCCTTTTCAAACCGAAGTTAGATATAGAGAACTTAATCAAAAATTAAATAGTAGATTTGATGCTGGAACAGAAGAGTTCAGCAGTTTTAAAGATATGCTAAAACGCATGAAAAAAATTAAGTAAGGAATTTTAAATGTCAGAACAAGTACAAAGTGAGACTCCGCAACAGGAACAATCTCAACCTATCGTCAATCCTGAAGATGCCAATCTTGCTCGTGAGAAGGCTGCTTTTGAAACTTATGTTAAGGATCAGGGTATGCAAGTGCCCGATAATTTTCAAAATACAGAAGCTTGGTTTAATTCTTTAAAGGAAGCACAGGGGCAATACACTCAAGCTAGGCAAGAGATTGCTGACCTTAAGCGTCAGTATGCTGAAACTGGAGAAATCCCTAATCGTCCTGAACAAAAGCAAGAAACGGCACCGGCAGAGGAGACACCTTCTTCTGGTGAATTGCGTATTGAAAAAAAAGAGGAGCCACCAGCTCCTTCTATGAATGAACAGTGGGCTACATGGCAACAAGAACTTGCTCTTAATGGGGGCTTTAGTGACGATACTAGAGGTCAAATTAAAGCTGCTATGAATGTTGATGATGCTGTTGTAGATACATTTATTGCTGGTCAAAAGGCTTTGCGTAAAGAAGCTTATGATTCTGCCGCCACTGTGGTAGGTGACCAGCAAACTTTAGATTCTGTCCTTGCATGGGCAGGAGAGTCTTTGAACGATCAGGAGCGAGATCAGTTAAATCTGATGCTATCTGGTCCATCATATAAGACTGCCTTGCTTGGTTTAAAAGCTAGATACGACCAAGATATGGCTAGTAGACCAAAGGCTCAGGAACCAAGTCGAATTCGTTCTGATAATATTGCGGATGCGCAAGAGGCTCCTAAGATGGAACCTTTCCGCTCTAGGCAAGAAATGAATATGGCTATGTCAGATCCTCGATATAGATCTGATCCTGAGTACCGCCAAGCGGTTGAACAAAAGGTTGCTTTAACTATGAATTCTGGCATCTTTTCCAGCTAAACTCTTAGACAAGGTTTAGTTAGGAACCACTACAATGTACGAACAAGTAGGCTTACGAGTTAAAAAAGTAGTTCTGCGTAGTGTAAGCTTTGACTCTACGGAATAATCATTGCTTCTTAGTTTTGTCTATTCAAAAAATTTAGTCATAACATAAGGAGATTTAATTATGGCTGCAGTTGGTGATTTATCGGCTTCTAATTTAGCGTATCGTGCTAGTGAAGCTGGAGGTATTTCGTTTAATAACCCTACTACGGGTGACGGTCGGCTTGTCCTTCCTATTTGGGCTGGCGAAGTTATTCATGCTTACGACCAGTATAATATTTTTGAACCAATGGTCGAATCTCGTACCATTGCTTCCGGTACTACTATGGAATTCCCAGTTACCGGATATGTCAACTTGAATCCACAATGGCAAGCTGGTGAGGAACTGGTCGGAGATAACGACAGTGCCGCTACCACTTTCCGTGTGACTCTTGATAAGCGTCCTATCGCTACTCACTTCGAGTTGGACAACATTGACCTCATGCTCACCCAATGGGAGTATCGTTCTGAGCTTGCTCGCCAAGCTGGTCGTACCCTGTCGGATGCTCGTGACCGTCAAATTGGTTTGTATATTGCTCGTGCTGCTGCTGAAGATGGCCTTGCTAATGATCCTAGAGAACTTGACAACAGATTTGACCGTACTTCTTCGACCGCTGCTGGCTTCTCGGCTATCGGTGGCTTAGGTGGTAAGGTCTTCTGCAACAAGTTGTTTGATGATCTGGGCAACTCGTCCTCTTCCGCTTCGGCTCGTACCAATGCTGCTCTGAAGCTTCTTGAGAAGATTGAAGAGTTCCAAATCCGTCTGCAAGAAGTTGATGCTCCTACTGAGGGTGTCTTCTGTGCTGTTGAACCCCGTACCTTCCAAGACATCCGTGCTCTTGGTGTGGCTCGTGACAGCTCTGATCTTGCTGGTGGTGCTGGTCGACCATTCTTCGGCGGTGTTGCCGATGCTGGTGGCTTAGGTGCTGGTTTGGCACAAGGTATGTTCAACCTTGCTGATCGTCTTGAGTATCAAGGCTGCACGATCATCAAGACGAACCACTTGCCTAACAAGAACTATAACCTGCACACCATTGGTGAAGCTCGTTATAACAGAACCTGCAACGTTTGCCCTGTTAAGGCTCTGATCTGGCAGCAAAGCTGTGTTGCTTCGCTCAAGATGATGGGTCTTAAGGTTGATCAAGTTGATGACGTTCGTCGTAACACCGTGTTCACGGTTGCTTCGATGATGGGCGGTACTGGTGTTATGAAGCCAGAGCACGCTGCTGTCTGCATTGGTCGACCCGCTGCTGATCTGCGAACTGGTGGTTCTTATCAAGGCGAAGCCGATGGGGCCGCTGTGTTCAAGGGTTCTTGCACTGGTGGCTTGGGTGCTGACCAGAAGGTTGGCTTCCTTGAGTTTAATTCAACGACCAATGATCTTGACGGATATGAAATTGATCCTGAAGGTGATTCGGCTACTGTTGATAAGGACATTGCTGGGGCTGCAACTCAGTCCGCTGCCGATGCTCTCGTAAGAGACATGTATCAACTCAGCTTGGGTGCTACCCACGCTGACTATGATGGCGACGGTGATGTGGATGACTCTGGATCTGATACCGGATTCGGTGGGGGCAATGAAGCCACTACCTCCGCTATGGTTCTTGAGTACACCAAGGCTGGTGATATTTCCATCTTCGGTTCCCTTGGTGGTACTGATGGTCTGGGAACTGCCGCTAGCTAATTTGACAATTAAATACACATTCGCCCGGAGCCCCCGAAAGGGGGCCTCGGGTCTTTTTAAAAGGAGATTCTAATGGGACTAATGAGTAAACTTGATGCTGTAAATGAAATGTTATTTAACTCTGGTGAACAAATTGTAACCAGCCTCACCGATAGTCAGAACACTGATGTTAATTTGGCTGAATTTGTTTTAGATCAAGCTACTTTAGAAACCCAGTTGCGAGGTATGGCTACTAATAGAAGACCTATTAAAGTTAAACCATCTCGAACTGGTCCCACAGGTAATAGCGTAAAGCCTATTTCTAATGCCGCTAAGGGGCGGATAGAATTATCTCCTTACACTGAAAAGATGACCACTGGATCTTTAATTTCCGCTCAACTTCTTACCAATATTAGCAGTCCTGATGTCAATATTAGAGTAACTGCTGCTCCTAGAAGATTTGGGATTGAATCCAATGGTACTGATTATAATGTTTTGTATAATGTTACAGACAATACTGATGAATGGGACACTGATACTGAGCTTACTATTAGTATTGTAGAGTATGTAGAGTTTAAAGACTTAGAGACTAGCGTGCAAAAAGGTATTGCTGCCTCTGCTTCTAGACAGTATCAGCTGTTTGTCCAAGGTGATCGAGACGTTGATAGATTGCTTGCTGAAAGAGCTGGTCTGTTTACCGCTAAAGGTAGAGCTGCTGATGCAAATGATAAGGCTAGAAATATCTTTAGCTCGGGAGACAATGCTGTTAAACGGGCCATTAACAAAAACGCAAACAGTATTTATGATCCCAGTAGATTTAGATTCTGGAGACACACATCATGAGCGTTCACCAAAGAATTGCTATTCCAACTTTATCTGGTGGCGTGGGGAGACAGGCAGGCAATAAACGTTTGCCTTCTGAAGCTGAAAACTTAAACAACTGTTTAGTTACTTTAGAAAAATCTGTAGAAAAACGTCCTGCTATGGAGTTTATTGCAGGTAGCGATTTATTTTATGAAGAAGAATCGTCTGGGTCAGATGACTTACCATCACCGGGATCTCTTTTATTTAATTTTTTAAGCGATGGAGTGACTAGATATAAGCCAACTTCAGAAGATGATATTCTTTTTAAGTGGATTTCAATTGATCCTGACAATAGATTCTTGTTAGGAATTAACTATAGTCTTAGTCTTGCTAATAGCAATATATTTACCAGAGATGAAAAAAGAAAATTTATTACGGTATGGAAATTAAACTCTACAAATAAAAGAATGGACTTACAAAGTTTTGATTTTGATTCTTTAACTCTGGATCACTTTAATTACTTGACTGAGAATCCCAATCTAAAGAGTGCAATGGATACATTTGATTTTGCTTTGTTTGGTAGTGCAATTGTGGTCTTAAATAAACAAGTGTCTGCTAGATTGAGAGATGATGTATCTAGAGATATTAGCGGTAATAAAAAAACTGTTATTTCTTTATCCAGTAATGATACCAATACGTTTAGATTAAAGGTTGAACTGGAGGATCAACAGTTTAGCAAGTTCTATATTACGAATAATGTTGGTGTAGCAAGCGATACTACGTTCTTTGGTTTTAATAATGCATTAAGATTTGGTGCTAACCCTTATCTCATAGAGGTGGGTATTATTAATGCGTCAAACGATGCTGATGTTTGCAGTTTTACTGTCAATAGTTTTAAGGCAGGTAATGAAAGGTTTGCTTTTGCCCTAAAAGATATTGATCTTATCTCGGGATCTTTGCCAACAAACGATACGCAAACATTTAGATTTACTTTTAAACTGTTTGCTCAAGATTTTAAAGGCAGAAAAATTGAATATCGTGCTTCTACTCTTGCAAATAATGTGGGTAGAAATCTGGTGCCGGTATTAGAAACTACTAAGCTGGCAGATCTTACCACCAAGCCTCTTGAAAAACTATTCTTAGGCGATGTGCCAAGTGTTGCTGAAGGCGAAACTGGTGGTCCCAATATGCATATTATTAACAACAGTGTTGATGAAACAATTGCAGGAAATGCTAAAGATCCTAGTGTGGTTGTATCTGGTGACACTTATTTTGCTGATAAGTTTTTTATTAGCCGTGGCTCTGTGCAATATAGTGTAGAGTTGAATGAATATGATACAACTCTTAGTCCTAACTCTGTAGCATTAAGAGTTCCCAATACCACGGTTACTAAAGATGATCTTAAGGTTACTCAAAAACTAAGACCTGTTACTGCATTTTCTGCTGAAAATGTTGCATTTGATGGAGCAAATGTTGATAATATAGGAACATCGGTTTCTTGTACTACAGATGATACTAAAACTATTGGCGATTTAAAAACTATTATTGAAGAGTCAGGTGCAGATGCTACACTGTTAATTGATTCTACGTCTAATCGTTTGAGTATTGTTGATGACAGCCAAGAAAATCTAACGCTGCTGGCTACGCATGAGAACTTTAATACTGGTCACATTGGTAACCAAAACTTTGTAGAAGCTTTAGGACTGGGTAATACTAACTCTAAATCTTTGAGGACTATTAATGAAGCATCTACGCTTGGTTCGTTTACGGATAGTGAAGGTGCCCAGCTTATTACTGACGATAGGATTAATAGGTTTGCAATCATTAGAGAACAGGTTGTTAATGTAGCTAATAATGTTATTGAAGGTACTCAAATGATTGCTAAAATTGATCCTCTTGCTGGAAATGACGCATTAACTAAAGAAAGTACATTGCTTCAGCTGGATACTTTAATTGCAAATAGCACTGATCAAGAGTATGGTTTATATTATGCTGATAACAACAAGAGAGTAAAAGCTGGTAACGCTAGTGATAACGCTGTTGGTGTTAAGATTATGAAACAAATTAGCGGCAGTGATGAAGCAAAGTCAACAGCTTTAGTAATTGACCATGTAACAGAAGCTCCGCTTGAGAGCGATGGTGAAACACAACAGGGCAGATTTGCTGAGCTTATGGGTTTTAAGAATACCCTGCGAGGTCGTAAGTTGGTTATAGAAGATAAGAACTTTAACGTATCGCAGCAAACTGATTTGGGCCAGTCTATTGTATCCTTTCAAAATATTCCTATTCCTTCTGAAGAAGATGATACTATTAAATCAAATAGTGCAAGTGATACGCTGTATTCGTTGTATGAGGGTGGATCATTGGCAACTACTGCTACCAAGAGTCAGAAGGGGAGAGGCAAGGTATACGAGTGTAGAGAAAGATTCTTTGATTTTACACCGGGATTCTATAGAACGGTACATGAGCCAGATGAAGGTAACCCATATTACGAAGCTGTAAGAGCTGAGGATAGGTACTCTGTGCTTGATGAGCGTACTTGGCCTTTGATTCTAGACTTTAACACCTCTTCTGGTTTATGGAAGATTCTTACTCCCTCGTGGCAACCTAGAAAGTCTGGTGGTTTAG